TATCAACTTGAACCAGAACGGTTCTTTGGGAATAAACGGAGTTACTAATTGGGCGGTTTTTAATCCGGCGGGCCAGGAATCTCAGAGCATAAGCCTTACTGCAACTGCGTCCCTTGCACGGAACACTCTGGTAAAAATAGACACAGCCCATGCGGATTCCGTCGTAATTTGCACCACTAGCGATACGAGTTGCCAAGGATTCGTAGCAGGAGTAAATACGACCGGGGGGCTATGTACCCTTGGTGGAATTTATTGCGAGATCGTTACAGCGCCGGGGCAGAAAGTTTCTGGAATCTTAGGAACAGGGACGTGTTCCATCGGACAATTCGTGATCGTGGATACCACCACGAACGGCGACATCCAATGTACGTCTACCCCGCCAACTATTTTTAATGAGATAGGACTAGCCCTAAGTGCCCAATCGACCGTGGGCCTAACCGTGGACATCCTGACAAAGTTTGAGTGAGATGCCTCCGACTGGCGCGAGACCGTGACTGACGCACCCAAACTCGTGCAGCGTTCTATCCCCATCGACCGCTTGATGCAAGAGTATGGCCGGGTATGTTTGCAGCTGAAGTTCACCGAAGGCGAGCTAGAGAATGCACGGACCGCTATCGAGAGTTTGCAGAAGGCTTTAGAGGCGAAACAGGAGAACAATGGAGCAGGAGCAAGCGCAACAGAGCTCGCTAGCTGATTCTAGTGCAAACACTAGGGTTATCACTAAAAGGCGCGGCAATCCTCAGAATCTTAGACCGCATCCGCCTTGGAAGCCCGGTGAAAGTGGAAACCCGAGCGGTCGGCCTAAGAGCAAGCCGATCACTGATGCTTATAACCGCGCACTGAGCAGGAAAGAGTGCGACCTCATAGCGAAGGCGATGCTCCGTCAGGCCAAGAAGGGAAATGTAAAGGCCACGGTTGAAATGACAGACCGCACAGAAGGCAAGTTGCAACCCGATGAGCCTAAGCAGACGCCCATCAGCGTTATCGTTGTGCCGATCACGGTCAATCCCACAGCCGAATTGAAAGATGCCACCTAAACTAGTTCTTGACGACGCGGGCGCTTTGCATTTCGAGAGCATCTACGATCCCTACCCTCATCAACTGGAATTGCATCGCTCCGACGCGCACAACCTATTAGCCATCGGCGGATGGGGTAGCGGCAAGAGCACGTTCCTAGTAGGAGAAGCATTGCGAGTCTGCCTATCGTTTCCTGGCGCTGATGTGCTTCTACTTCGGCGCGATTACCCTGAACTTGAGCGTGGCCTGATCCATGACTTCAAGGAATTGGTTCCTGAGGAACTCTATCGCTACAACGATCAGAAGCACATCGCCACGTTCTTTAACGACTCGCATACCTTCTTCGGTCACTTGCAGGAATCGCGCACTACAGTCAGCCAGGGATATGGCAACGAACGCGCGCTGGCGAAGTACCTGTCTTCGGCCTTTGTATTCATTGGCATAGACGAGATAGCGCAATTCTCTTATGCAGCGAATGTCTTCCTTGGAGGGCGTAACCGCGTGAATCGCGCCTGCCAACCTAATGCGTTAGGTAATATGCCCATGCCGCGAATGGGTGGAGCGACGAACCCGATGGGACCAGGCTACGGGTGGATCAAACGCTTGTGGATTGACCAACGCCCCGTCACGCAGATGGGTGAGGTGCAGAAGGGCGACGACGGGAAGTATTACCAGACAGAATCCACGGGCAAGGTGGTTTGCGTCTACGATCCCGCTGACTATTTCTACACGCACTCAACAATCCTGAGCAATCCCGCGCAGCTTGAGAAGGACCCTGAATATATCCAGAAGCTCGAACGAATGCCGCCGGCGCTCAGGCAGAAGGCGCTCTATGGCGACCTCAACACCATCGCGGGAACGTACTTCGCCAACTTCACTTACGAGCGCAACATCCGCTCGCTCCCAAGGGACCACGATGAGATTCGCTTCGAGGCTTGGCAACCGCGCTGGCTCTCAATGGACTGGGGCCTCGCGCATCAGACCAGCGTGCACTGGCACACCAAAGCCCTTGTGAAGGACACGCTCACAGGCGATTGGCACATGCGCGTAGTGACTTACCGCGAGAAGCAATTGAACGATGCCGGCTACTCGCAACTCTGCAAAGCCGTAGCTGATATGACGCCCGAGGAAGAGCGCAAGACGCTTAGATATATCTTCATGTCGCCCGACCGTTTCAGGCGTTCCGAGCATGACCCTGCGCACTTAATCTCTGATGAGATGAGCCGGAACTTCAGAGAGCTTGGCTTGCCCAGCGTGACGCGAGCCAACGACCGGCGCGAGGACGGCGCGGTGTTCATGTACAACCTGATTGAATCGGGCGACTGGATCATCCTCGATTCCTGCCCCATCCTGATTCGCTCGATTGAAACGCGCGTCCATGATGACAAGAAGCTAGAGGACGTGCTGAAGACGGACGATGAGCTGGATGATGCCTACGACGATGCGCGATATGGATTGGTCTCCATGCTCCGGGAAAAGGGCAAGCCCGAGGAAGTGAAGATCGCGGAGAAGATTGCGTCGATTCCCGATCATACTGCGCGTATGCTTTATGCCTACGAGCAGTACAATCGCAAGGAAGCGCAGAAGCGGCCCATCAAGCCGAATATCGTACCACGCTGGCAGGTGAGCCGATGACCTGGAAGCCCATCCGCCAGCTAATCGCTGACCTATTCGGACCTGGCCCGCGCGCACTCTACGAGATTGTGCTGAAGGACCAGCTCGCCAAGACTGAACGAGAGCGCGATTACTTCCGTACCCGTGCAGAACGCTTGGAGCTGCGATTGATTCCCGAGCCTATCCAGCGGCCAGTCAGGCCATCGAACGCGGTTCCGGTAGGCCGCAAGACTTGGGCGCAAGTACAAGCCGAACACGCAGAGAAGATCAAGCAGGAAGTGGCTGAAGAAGCGCAGAAGGAAGCAGTGAAGGGAGCGAACTGATGGGCTGTCCTGGATACGATCCAATTCGCAAGCACGGTGAGATTCGCAAGGGTATTGGCGGTGCTACCGTGCAACACAATGGCCTAGGTAAGACTTCGGGAATTAAATCTGACCCTGAACTTATACGGTATCTTTCACATAATCCAAAGCAAAGTTTGTGGGCTAAACTTCGGAGGAAGGTGAACTAATGGCTAAATTTGGAAACGCTGAAATGGAACGGCACTACAACTCAACGCGTGGCAATCCCGCCGATCGCATGAGCCAACCGAAGCACAAGTCCGAAGAGAAGCAGGACTATCCCGAGCGCGACGAGCAGCCCATCGAGGAATCGGTTGACGAGCATGGCCCCGCCGAGAGCATCGAGATGCACACGCATCACAAGGACGGCCACGTTCATAAGGCTAGACATCACGATCATCAATCGGCGCACGATCATGTATCGAAGGCCTTCGGCGAGCAGCCAGAGCAGGAAGCCGGGTCTGCACCGGAATACGATCAGCCTTCCAGTATCCCGACACTCGGATGATTAAACCCCGCTGGCCCATTTCGATATTAAGAGGGCAGCAGCTTGAGCGCTGGTTCTGGTATGGAACTGACGGATGGCCCAAATGGATACGAAGGCCGATAGGCAAGGCTCTGACTATTCTGCGTGTGACCTATTCTTACCTATGACACGATTCGCTAGCGTTGAGAGGGGTGCGAGTATCGGGCAATCGCACAGCGGACTCCTGACCCGCAAGGGTATGAAGACGGCATCACGCTGGCAGCCCAATCGGAACCATGCCCGCTAGCGAAATAATGGGGCTGTTCAAGAAACGCCAGTTGCATTCTGGCGGCAGCGGGAAGATCGTCACCAACCCGCACCAAGCCAAGGCGATTCAGCTTTCCTATCTTCGCAAGGAAGGCCACGATATTCCGCCGCTAAAGAGAGCGGTCGAACGCAGCAAGCGGCGCTGACGGGAGACAGGCCGTAATCCAGTTCCCATAAAAATGGGGGAGGCAACACTATGGCTGTTACCGCAACACTAAACGTCAGTGGAGTTGCAGCGCTTCGCTACATCCTGGTCGATACCACCACTTTCTATTTCACCAACGCGGTGGACGGCCAGAGGCTGGTCCTCACGCTCCAGCAAGACGGCACCGGGTCGCGTGCCGTGGCATCGGGCAACTGTCCCGGCATCATGCAGCCGGGCGCAACGGCGAATACGGACACCACGCAAGTACTCGCTTATGATTCAGCAACCAATACTTGGAACGGCGTGCCTGCCGCGTTGGCTCCCGGTTCGATGGTGGCGCAGAGTTTCACCACCAATACAGCCATTGCGTGGACAAAGGGATTGGTCCTGCTTCAGAGCACCATGACTTTGACGATCACGAATCCTGTTGCAGGACCTCCGGGCGTCGGTAATGACGGAGAAGTGATGATTTTTGCTTCCACGGGCACGACTGGGGTGAAGATTATCACCATGACCAAGACGCAAACGGTGAATGGAACGTCTACGTCCGTTTCAAATGCCGGCGTGAGCACGGATGGTGTGCAGCTGATGGCGTTCGGCGGGAATGTTTACGTTATCCAGGCTTTCGGAGCCACGACGCTCACCTAGATTTTGGCTTCGGTAGTGTTTTCGAGACGTTGCTGATAGGGCTTGGAGTTGCGGGGCAGCATGTAAACAACCCCGCGCTCCAAGTCGTAATGATGACAAAGCACGCCGCCATGCGCCCAAACTTCAAAGCCGGCTTGATTAACGAGTTCGCAGAAGTGAAGATCGTCGCTCACGCGAAGGTCGGCCTCATGCCGCGTAAGGAACCAGGGCTTGTCAAGATGGCGGAACACGTCGAGGTCGATCATCATGCAACCTGTTCCCAGGCCCCAGCACTTGAAAACTTCACCGGCCTTCCAGTCCCAGAACGCTCCCGCGCCTTGCGTGGCATATACGATAGGCTCGGGCGGGGACGCTCGCGTGGTGTAGATTCCTCCGACTACCGCAGCTTTGGGATGTTGCTTAAACACACTCATCATGTGCCGGGCAGCGTCTTGCGGAGGAACCGTATCGTCATCCAGGAACCAGAGATATTTGACGCCCGCTTCCATCGCTTGTTCGATGGCAAGCGTTCGCCCTGCGTCAATGTCCTGGCCCATGATGGTCAGGATCGTAAAGTTGACGTTGGTGGGCCATCCTTGCAGAACCACTGCTTGCAGCATGGCTATGGGGCAGGCACCACGACCCGACACCACCGCAAGAGCTACACCCGTCTTCGCCATAATCTTGGTGGCCGACACACCGTCGATCTGGTCGATATAGGCATACCAGAGCACGCCCGGCCCTTGCGTCCATTTGATTCCGTAACGAGTGAGAGCGGCTTTGACGCCGGGCCAGTCGCAATCGTGGCCACAGATAAGTTTGCGGCATTTAGGAACCCAGGCGGCCAAATCCTGGAGAACCGAAACGGCGCTGTGGTCGCCGTCAATGAAAACCATATCAACGGAACCGTCTTCAAACTCTTGGCTTGCTTGGCGGCTGGGCATCTTCAGAACGCGCAGATTCGGATAGGCTCCCACGTTCCGCATGAAGTCGGCGTATATGTCCGTGGTCGCAGCTTCTTTGTGGTTCTCGTCCTCAGGAGTGCCGAGGAAATGATCGACGGCGGTAACGGTTCCAGCACAACCGGAGAGCAGTGCGGCCGTCGAGCGGCCTCTCCATGAGCCTATTTCTACGATGGTGGATGATTCAGAGGCGCGCTCGGCGAGCCAAGAAAGTTCGGATTCGCCCATCCAACCTTGAATCGAAAGAGGATTTGTTGCGAGTGGTTCCTGTGTTTTCATGGTGCGTATCCTAACACTGAGGTGAGGCAATGGCCAACTGGATGGCAGGAGTCAAAAAAGGCATCGAGCATCGCGGGACAAAAGGCGTGTTCAAGCGAGCCGCTGAACGCGCTGGCAAGAGTACTGCCGAGTTTGCCCAGGAGCACGCGCACGATAGCGGCAAGCTGGGACGCAGAGCGCGGCTCGCCAAGGCATTCGCATCGGCGAGACACTAACCATGACCATAAAAGAACTTCTTTCTAAACTTTCTAAATATCGAGATTCGAATGAAGTTATGATCCACGATGAGAAGTTGCTTATTGAAGCCCATCGCGGGAAAGAGATAACCCAACTTTCGGATGCAGGTAACAAACTTGGGGTTGGTGTGGCATCACAATGGATTGATTTGGAGGTACCCAATCATTGAAAGTCAAAAAAACTGAAGCAGAAAAATTCATGGAAAGATGTCAAGCCATGGAAGATACAGGACTGTCGGAATTAAGTGAAACGGAATTGATGGATCGCGCTATTGCCCTTGGACTCCCAAGCACTGAAGTATCCGAGTTAACCGATAAACAAGTTTATGAATTGGTTCGTATCATCAGGGAATTTGAAGACCGAAATCCTGGAAGTACCGGAGTAATCACAATACAGTAAACAATGGCTGACGAACAGACCCCCACAAGCACCTCAACCGCAGACGACATCCCCAAGTTCCAGCCTGGGGAACTGTGCGCGGTTGAATGGTACAAGGACGGCCCCGTTGAATGCACGGACGAAGAGAAGCGTGCGCTCAAGGAGCTAGGAGAGAACTGTGATAACCGGGACATGGCGGCCCGAAGAGAGGAAGTTATTCTCGACTGGAAAAAGCGGCTCTATGACCGTGGCTTCCAGCATCTTCTTCCTGCTCGTAACGGTGGCTGGGTGCTTCCTTCTGTGGGAAGCGGCTACAACCCGAACGACCAAGATTCCCGCTCCATGTTCATCGTCAACATCTACAATTCCTACCAGCAGACCATTACCTCAGCACTGACTAGGGAAGTTCCCGCCGTTCGCTTTGATCCTTCAGACCGGGACAACGATGTGGACATCACCATGGCCGAAGGCGCGGAATCCCTGGAGGAGCGTATTGAGCGCGACAATGATCTCAAGGCCAAGATGGAAGACATGGCGCGTTACCTCTGGACTGATGGGCGCGCGATTTTCTTCTGTACTTACGAACGATCAGCGGAACAGTTTGGATTCGAGGACAACGACGAACCTGAGGCTGTGCCCGAGGATGAAGCAGAACTGAGCGAGGGAGAAGATGAGCACGGAGCATCCCAAGAACAATCCGAATCCACGGAACAGGCAGGAAACGAAATCAGCGAAGGCAGCGAAGGCGCTGGCGAAACAGATACTAGCAGTGAGGGCGAGGACGGGGGAACCGAAGGACCCACCGGAGTTCGTAAGGCCAAAGGCCACGAGGTCATCCTAGTTGAAGGCGCGCTTGAATGGAAAATGCCTATTAAGGCCAATTCTCTTGCCGAATGTCCCTACCTTCGCAGGGCCATCGAACTCGACCTGGACATCGCCAAGGCTAAGTATCCCGACATTGCAGATCAGATTGTTCCCGCGACAGGTGGACCGGCAGGAGACAGTTTGGATCGGCTCGCTCGCGTGAACGTACGACTGGGAGTGATGGACAACTTCAATACGACTGATAGTCAGATTCAGGACGTGACCGAGACAAAGTATTTCTTCCGTCGCGCAGCCTTCACGCATATCTCCAAGAAAGAGATTCGCGCGAGACTGATGAAGAAGTTCCCCAAAGGCGCATATGTGACTTTTTGCGGGCAGACTTTCGCGGAAGCCTACAATCATTCAATCGAGGATCATTGCACCAACATCTTCGCGCAGTCGGGTGACGGAGCGCACCGTCCAGGCCTAGGAGATTGGCTCGTTCCCGTTCAGGAAGTGCTTAATAACTGGATAGAGTTAGCAGACGATTACTTCAAGCGCGGCGTGCCCATGACCTACATGGACGAGGGGATTTTTGATCTTGAAGCATTGGGAAAGCAGAGTAATACTCCCGGCTCCGTGCGCCCGTTTCAACGTGTAGATGGCGTGACGATGGATCAGGTGGTT